ACTGCAGTGCGTTGTTGGCTGGGACAGACACATCGTAAAGGAATGCGTTTGTCGTGCCTGCCGTGCCAGCAGAAGGCACCAGAAACACTCGCACATTGATGGCCGCTGCCGTCGTGTTGGCAATGCTGAACTCCTTAAGCAGCGTGCGGGTGCTGGCTGGGACCGTATAAAGCGTGGTCACGCCAGTGGTGATCGCAGCCTGGCCCAGCTTGGTTGGGGTTATTACATCGAAAGCCATGTGAGCACCAGGTTAGATTTAACAAACGCAGGTAAGGCGGCTGCCGTCAATGGCCCACTTTCCCAGCGTTGCTGGATGCCGTCGTAAATGAGGACATCGCCAGTTGTCGGTGTTGGAGCGTAAACGTCGGACAGTTGGCCGACCAGCGGCTCAGCTTGAACCCTGACAAATACGGAGCCAGATCCTCCAGACCCAGCATTGACCACCGCAGCCACCACCACATGAGGGATTGGGGCTTGTGGCAGATTCTTTGTCAGGCCACCAGCGAATGACGGGTTGTAGTACAGGATGTCGCCATCTGCCCAGACTTCGCCATAAGGCGTGCCTGTGGTGTTGAATCCTCGAACCAGTCCAAAGCTGGAGACCAGCCCGAAGTCGTTGTTTGCGATGGCCTCGGCAGCCACGCCCATGACAAGCTGGCCATTGGTCAAGCCGGTTGATGGTTTGCCCTTAAGCACGCCAGACGATCCGACAGCGCCATCGAACATCACCAGTTGCCCTTTGGCAATGTTGGCCGAGGCCTTGATGTAATAGTACTGCGACTCGCCAATGGACTGGTTGACGTTTGGCGTCATGTCCAGGTTGAGCGTGTAGCCACCATTCCAGTGCAACCTGCCGACCTTCGTGGCCGGATCAGGCGCATTGGTGTTGAAGTCGATGTAGTCGGTGGTGACCGAGTTGTTGTTCTGCTCAACAGGCGCAAGAGCCAGCAGATTCAGCACCTGGGCCAGCCTGGGAATGGCATCCAGTGCTTGCTGGACCTTGGCATTCAGCACCGCATCATCGACCGCCGTGTCCTGGGCCAGTGCAGCAATCTGGGCCAGCGCCTCGTTGGCCGTTGCCGATGCTGTGTCGGCCTGGTACTCGAAGTCTGTGCCGGTGATCACCTGCAGCTCGTCCACCACAGCAAACAGCAGCTCGAACTGCCTGATCTGCTGCTGGTCGGTCAGAAACTGCGCGAGCTGGTCGCGTGTCAGGTTCAGCCTGCGGGAGACGGGTGCGGTGGCCATCAGTACGCCAACGCCTCGATCTGGGCCTCAAGACGGGCAAACGACACATGGGCATCGCTGTCGCCACGGAATCGCTGGATGCGCCAGTTGCGCATGTGTCCCTGCTGGAACCAGGCCAGGCGCTTGGCAGTGTTGCCAATGGTGCCGACGCTGATGCTGCGGTCCTGGCTCCAGGACAGGCCGTTGACGCTGTAGCTGGTGCTGATCTGCGGGTTCTTGCCCAGCGCCACGCTGCCGGTCAGTGCGACCAGCTCGAGGCGGTTGAAGATAGCGCCATTGCCTTCGTTGTAGACGATGAGCGTGCCGAACTCCCAGCGCACCTGCTGTCCCCAGTGGTGGCCGGTGTCCTGCACCAGATAGCCGATGTTGCTGCTTTGCGGATCGCCGACCAGCCACTTATCGTAGACCCAAACCAGATTGCGTGCGCGGTACTGGCTGAAGCCGACCACAGCCGTGGTGAGCGTGAACCAGACGGGCTGCTCGAGCGCCTCGCTGGCCGATGCGTCGTAGACCACTGTGCGGTCTGGTAGGTGGACGTAGAGGTGCTGGTGCGCCTTGTCGTTGCGTGCCTCCAGCTTGACCTTGACAAGTTGCGCCTCGGTGTACTGCAGTAGCAGGGTGTCGATCTCCTGCGTGCTGATTTTCTGGGTGGTTGCTGCTGCGCCAAGATAGATGCCTGGCGCTTCGTTGCGGCCACCGCCCAGAAATGCGATGCGCTCAAGATAGGTGCAGCAAGCGTGCGTGCCAATCACACCTTTTTGAACTTGTGCGCCGTCAATCCGCTGAAAAGGAAACAGTGCGCCGCCCACGTTGTCAAACACCTCTTGCGTGTTGCTATTGAGGGCATAGACCTCGTTGCGCAGCTTGATGAGCGCAACCACAGGGTCTGGATCAACCTCGGAGCTGCCGTATTTCAGCGGATTGACCTGCATCGGGTCTGACAGCTCGGTGACGACCAAATTGGCACCGTCGGTGGTCATGAAGAAGCCATCCACCCATACCACATCAAGCACCACGCCAAGGTCTGGGTCGGTGACTTGCCGCAAAATGGGAGCCGTTGGGTTCCAGACCGATGTCGCTGTCGTGTTGACCGGAATCCAGTAGTACAGGCGGCCACCGGACGCAATGGCCAGCACATCGAAGCTGTAATCCATCGTCACCAGTTCGGTGGTTGGCCCACCAACATCGCCCAGCACGGTCACGGTGCCATTGCTGGCAACGGTCACCAGCTTGGTGCCCATGACCCGATAGCAGACGCCGTTCCAGTTGATGCCACCACGGTCAACGCCTGGGCCTGTGCCGTTGGACACGATGCCGTCGCCAGGACGCAGAAAGCCATTGCTGATGCCAGACGCCTTTGGCACCGGCACCATGTTTACAGGGTATGCGGTGCGCAGTTCTGGCGTGTTGTCAGCGTAGATGCCGGAAAGGATTGGAACTTGCATGTGCTTACCACTTCACCTTTGACGCCCACCAAGCGGCAGACATCTTGCCCTTGGCAATGTTGGCAGCGTGCCTGGCCTTGAACGACTCGCGCCGAGCCTTGTCGGCATTGGACTCGCCTTCCTTCTTTGGGCTGCCTGAGACGCCCTGCTGGCCGAAGCGAATGGTCTTCACTTGGTCGCCGACCTTGGCCACGACAACGTGGCTCTTGGTCGGGTGCGATGGCGTGCGCTTGGGCTTGTTGTAGCCCTCGACGCCAACGCGAGCCAGGCGGCTGTCTTTGGTGGCCATGTCAGGCCACCCGATACCAGCTATTGGTGGCCTGGTAGAAGCGCATCGTAAAGAAGGCATTGGCGGCCAGCGTTGTCGGTGCGCCAAAGGCTGCTGCTGCACCGTTCAAGGCCAGCGTAAAGCTGGTGATGATCTGGGTGGTGGTCACCAGCACCTGGGTGCCATCAGGCACGCCAGTGTTCAGCGGCAGCGTGATCGTGCCAGCGGCCAAAGTGCCAGCAGGCTGGATCAGCATCCACTGCTGCTCGGTGGTCGGAGTCGGCACCGTGATGTTGAAGCCTGTGCTAGGCGTGTACAGGTTTGTGGCCACCGTCGGTGCTGCAAAGGTGGCCTGGAAGTATTGCAGGAGCTGGGTGATCGAGACCTTGCGTGCGTCGCCATTGTTGGAGACGTAGACCGGCAAGAGGTCGCCGCCAGAGACCTGGCTGATGCCAGAGAGTTGATTGATGGTTGGCATGGTTCTGGTTCCTCAGTTGTACTCGAGTGGGCCGTCCTGGCCTGCCAGGACTGGATCGACGGGTTGGCGCAGGAATGGATCGTCGTAGACGCGCCAGGGCTTGTTGCCTGCACCGGATGGCATAGTCCCAGGCATCTGCTGCTCCATCGGCATGGCCGCACGGGACAGGAGCGTGTTGTAGGACTCCTTGGCCGTGGCCTTGGTGTCGGGCATCACCTGCTTGCCGTAGCTTGGGGCCAGCTTGATGGCCATGTTGGTGTAGATGGCCTCGTTGGAGCTGTCCGGCACGTTGGTCTGCTCGTCCAGGTCGCTGTCCTGTGGGCTGGATGGCAGCGGGTAAGCCAGCCGGATGCCAAGAGCATTCCAGGCGGCCATCATGGTGTCAAGCCTGCGCAGTGCTGACTGCATCTGCTCTGGGCCGAGGTCGAAGGCGTAGGAGGCCAAGCCGATCTCGTCGAAGGCTTGCTCGATGAATTGGCGCTTGGTCCATCCCATGTCATTCTCCTGTTTTCTCGGACAGCCGATCTTGGATCAATTGTCCCAGCTTTTTGTCCCTTGTGCGACCATCAAATCGGATGCCGAGTTCTGTGGCCTTGGCCTCCAGCTCGGCACGGGTTGGCGGTGCATCGTCGTCTGGTACTGTGTCCACAGCTTCAACAGCCTGGGCTTCTGCGGCCTTGGCTGCTGCTTCTTCTTGCTCGCGCAGCAGGCGGTAATTGATGCCGTCGATTGGACGCGATGGCTTGCGCACCTTCACGGGCTTTTTCCCTCTGAGGTACTTTGGAATCAGAATGTTGTCTTGCATCACTTGGCTTTTTTCTTCATTGGCTTGGCTGTTTTTGCAGCGGCCTTGAAAGCAGCATCTGTGGGTGCGCCTTTGCTCCCAGGCTTGCGCATGCGCTCAGGCGTCTTGCCTGCAGCCTTCTGGCGCTCGATGCGCTCGCGCTTGGCTGCGATGTTGGCGTAGAGACCGGCTTTCACTTCTTGGCCTTTGCAGGTGCCTTGCTGGGCTTTCCAGCCTTCATGGCTGCCTTGCGTGCAGTGGACAGGGCCACGGCCACGGCCTGCTTCTGAGGCATACCAGACTTCATCTCCTTGGAGATGTTCTTGCTGATGGATTTCTGCGAGTAACCTTTGGTCATTGGCATGATGCTCTCCTTGATGATGAAAGAAAGAAGGGGCCGAAGCCCCTTCCCTCAACCTGCTGCTTACTGGTTGAACAACAAGATGCCGGACATCTCGGGGTTCTTGTTTACCACACCAAACAGGGTGTCAAGGCGGTACTTGATCACCATGCTGTCGATGTCATAGAACTTCTGCATGACCAGCTCAATGCCCTGGTCGGTGCTTGCACGCATCACTGCGACACCAGCATCCGAAGGCACAGCGTAACGGCCAGGCAGAATCTCCAGAGAATCACGCTGCCAGAACACGTTCACCGCAGCGGCATTCACGTTCAAGAAGGTGATGGCGGCTGCATCGGCAGGGATGGCCACTTCCACGTTCTTGTACTGCAACTGAGCGTCGGTTGGGGGTGTAGCACCAATGGTTTGAGCGCCAATGATGGGAGGCGTGATCACCAGGCTGGTGCCACCGGCTGGAACGCTCACGACACGGAAGGTCTTGAGCTGGCCTGTGGACTGCTTTGTGATGTGATGCACTGCGTACACTTCGGCAATGGTGAAGCAATCGCCAGGGGCGATGTTGGCCGAGGTGTTAACGGTGACGGTCTGGAAGCGGTTGTCCACGTTGATCTGGCCGCCGACCGAGGTCGAGGTGGCCTGAGGAGCGTAGTTCGCTTGCGTGTTAGAACCATTGGTGTCGATGCGAACACCAGAGCCACCAGCAGCGCGTGTCTGACGGTTTGCGTAGTCGAACTTGTAGGTGTCGAAGCCTGCGACCATACCGACGAAGCTGCGCTCGTAGGCACGATCAGACTTGGCATTGCCAAACGAACGCGAAGCCTGCGACAGGTTACCGGCCAGGCCGTTGTAGTCACGACTGGACAGACCCATGAAGCGGTCGTAGTTCGGGACGCCCTGTTCGTTCATGATGGTGTCGCACAAAGCGATGTCATCATAGTCACCGGCAGCGGCAGCAATCGGCACAACCAGCGAACCAAGGCTTGCAGCCGAGTTCATGATTGCGACGTTGATGTCGGAGGCCAGCTTCTGCTTGGCGCTCTCACCCAGACGGCCTTCTTGCAGTGCATCGCGCAGCTCAAGCGTGGTCATCTCCCAAGGCACGGTCTGGCTGAAGCCCAGGGTGGCAGGAACTGCCAACTGAGTCATGCCCTGATAGGTCACCGGAGTGCCTGGGGTGCTGCTCTGGGATTGAGCGATGTAAGGCTGGGGACGCCAGATGGTGTTGTTGGCACGCTCCATCATCGTCTGATCTGTGTTGTAGATGTTGACGTGACGGGACAGGACCAGCGCATCTTGGAAGCCTTCGAGGAGGTCTTCAAACGCGACGCGCTCTTCTTTCGAGAAACTATTGGACATGATTAATTCCTATTTCAAAAAATCAGTTTTTGGATGCTGCACGCTTCTGCGCCTTGTACTGGATGACCTTGGTCATGTTGCCAGTACGAGCCGCTTCTTCTCGCAGCCGTTCGAGGGTTGAGTCCACCGCCCCAGATACTCGGCCAGTTCCTGACACTATTCTCTCGGGTGGCGGGGCTGCCTTACGGTTGGTAACTTTCAATTCTTTCTCCAGTTTCGCTACCGCAAAGGCAAACTTCACGGGGTCTTTGATATCGGACAACTCCTTGGCCTTCTTCGGATTCTTGCCGAGTGCGTAAATGACGAGCGCAGGGTTATCTGCGCCTTGAAGCACCACGCCCTGCTGGGTGATGTTGAAGAGTTCCTGGGCCACGGCCTCGGCATCCTCAAAATCCTTGACTCGCAGCTCAGCTTTCGCCCTGCCGTAGCCATCCAGCTTTGCCTTCCACGCCTTCTGCTGATTCATAACTTCAGCTTCCTGCGCGGCCTGCATCTCATCGGCTTTTCGCTTGCGCTCAAACCAACCGGCCAGTGCCTCCTCAAATTTGTCAGCGTCGTAGTCGTGATCTTCCAGCTTCGGCTTCGGTCCCAGCACGACCGGCTTGGTCTCAGTCTGTGCGGTTGTCTGCAGCTTGCTCTGTAGCTCTCGGTTCTGACGTTGCAATTCTCGGTTCGTCTTACGCAGCTCGCGCACCCACTCAGGCGCATGAGTCTGTTCTTCGGGAGGTGGCGCTTCCTCACCAATGGAGACGATCACCTCGTCCGACTCGCCCTCGCCATCTTCGGCATTCTGGCCTTCGTCCTGGTCACCGCCGGATTGGTACTCGTCGGTGGTTTGCTCAGTGTCTTGGCCTTCGTCCTCGATAACTACGGTTTCATCGTCTTGGCTTTCATCTCCTGATACTGCCTTTTTACTCATTCTCTGACCCCATCAAACTCACCCATTGACACGGCTGGGTGGATGCCGTTTATCACATTCTCGCGCTTTTTCATTTACCTGACAACAGGCTGAATGATCTGGCCACGCAGAATCTCCTGCACGGCCTCTGCATTTGTGAGCGCCATGTTTTGGGCTGTCTCGTCAACCTTGCCGAGCGTCTCGAGCGTCTTGGCTCTGCTGAGTTCTGCGTCGGCCACGGTCTTGACAGTGTTGGCACGGGCCTGCGCCGCCTTGGCGGTGGCCTCCTCGGCAGCGGCCTGGAGGTACATGGCATTCGGGTCTTGTGGCTTGCCCTGCATCTCGGCCATGAGTTCTTGGGCCTCGTCCTCGGTCGGCTCGACCACGCCCATGCGCAGCAGCTTCTTGCGGAAGTAGGCATTGGCATCTCCGACGCCCTCGCCCTCCATGTTCATCATGGCCATCGCCGTCAGCACCTGTGCGGTCTCTGGGTCTTGCGTGATCGAGAGCATTCCGGTCAGCGCCCTGACGGTCGCTTGGCGCTTGCTCGAGCTGGACGGGCCAACGTCTGCGATCACATCGAAGGTGGCGCTGGACAGGTCGTTTTGCATGACAACCTCGCCGGTCTCTTGGTCGACGGATGGCTGCATCAGCTCGACCATGCCAGCCTCGCCAGTGGCCGCGACCGTTTTCATCTTGCGCTTTTCTTCGGTATAGATGTCCCTGGCCATCGAGAGCCAAATCTCGCCGCAGCGCTTCATGCCTTTGGCAAAGTTGGACATGTAGATGTAGGCCTGGCCATCGACTCTGGCCTGGATCATCTCGACGGCCTTGCCGGAGATATTGCTCACCATCTTGTCAGCGCCTTGCTGATTGCCCAAGATGTCCTGCATGTCAGTCTCGGTGATCTGCAGGAGCGCGGCCATTGCCGGTGGGATTTGTGGGCTTTTGGTGTAGGCCACCGGACCGCTGACGGCCTGGTTGCCGTTCTGGTCGGTGATCGGGTTGATCAGCAGGTACGGGTAGTCCTTGAGGTTGTCCTCGGACCACATGACCTGATGGCCAGCCACCTGTTCAGGCGTGAGGATCGGCTTCTCGACGCTGGACAGTGCGCTGATCTCGCCCAGTTTGCTGAGTTGCATGTTCTTCAGGCGCTGCGCATCCTTGGCCAGCCGCACGTGGCCCATGCAGCGTTCCACGTTGTCCACAAACCACCGCTTGCCATACACCACGACGATCGGGATGCAGTTGCCTGCGATGTAGCCAGCGTCCTCAAGCACTCGGCCACCGGACATGACGTACTTGCGCACGCGCTTGCGCTTGACCTTCTTCTGCCGAATCTCGCGGGTGCCGATGGCGGCCAGCGTGTCCTCGAGGGTCTCGTCGGCTGCGAAGTCGGCCTGGCTGTAACGCTCCTCAGTGCCGTCGATGGCCTGGAAGATGCGAATGGTCTCGGTCTTTTCCTCCACCTTGAAGTACTCGGCCACGTAGACCACATCAGGCGTGCACCAGTCGAACTCGTACTGGTGGATGATCTTGGGCCAGTCGGTCGGGTCGTCGCCCCAGGTGTCCTTGTAGGCCTGGCGGGTCATGCTGGTGACGACGAAGCAGAACTTGGCGTCTGACTTATCCTGGCGCTTGGCACCGAGGTCGAAGAACACCGAGCTGTCAGCGTCGAAGATAGGCTCGATGCGGATGCGCTGCCGGTCGTCCTCTGGGTCTTCCTCGTCCTCGTAGACCGTGCGCAGACGCCAGGCTCCGATGCCACCGCCGACCGCCTCCTCGAAGGCGTTGTCGTAGGCCTCGTCGGCCACGGAGGCCTGCTCGTCGGCACGGTACAGGCCATCGCAGACCTCGGCCAGCTTGTCGTTCTCGGTGCCATCCTTGGAAACGAAGTCCACCGTGATCCGGTTGTTGCGGTACTCGTTGACCACTCGGATCACGGCCAGCATGATCTTGTTGACCTCGAACTTTGGCTTGTTCTCGTACTGGTCCCAGAGTGGGCCTTCCCACTGGCTTCCTGCCAGGCTGTAGAAGCGCCGGTCCTGCAGGCATTGCAGGCGCTCGTCGCGCAGTGCGCTCTGAACGTCGTCGAACTGCGCCATGGCTTCTGTATGAAGGTTGGCAAGGCGCTGGTCGTTGGAGATTCTGGCCATAATTAGTTCCTCAATTTGTGCGATTGTCTCACCACTTCTTTACGTTTGGCAAAGGCGTGAAGACGGCAGGCTTGGCCGCACTGGACCGCCGCACCGCCTCGCAGGCGTATCGCAAGGCGTCGATGACGTGGTTTTTCTTGTCCTCCAGGATCGGCAGAATCTTACCTGTCAGTGGGTCTTGCTTATAACTGTAAAGGGTCAGCTCGTCAATCGTGTGGATGCAGCGTGGGTGCACCACGATGTCGTAGTTCTTCAAGAACTCGATGCCTTCCTCGACCGACTTCGGGCCTTTGACCGCCGTCATGATCTTGGGAAAGCCGTTCTTCTTCATGTGGCTGATGGTCTCCGGCCTGGCCGAGTCGGCCACGATGGGCCACTTCTCGGACTCTGGCACGGTCATGAACAACTCAGGCGTGTTCACGATCTCGCAGCCCACCATGTAGGCTTCGTGGTCGATGTACAAAGTGCGGCCAATGATGTGGCAGCGCACCAGCACGGTCGGATCAATGGCAAAGCCCCAGTCAGCGCCGAGCCTGTGGATGGCGTCTCGCGGTGCCTCAAACTCGTCGATCTTCCAGTTCTTGAAGACCCTGGCGCTGCTGTTGGTCAGGTACTGGCCCATCCAGACATGGCTGTACTTGTCCGGATCGCGCCGCTTGTCGTACTCCATCTCGTCGCGCAGGACATCTGGAAACCAAGGGTTATCGGTGAAGTTTACCTTCAGGACGGTGGCATCCTTCGGAGGCGTCGGGCCACGCAGCAGGTGATCAACCGGATCGGTCTGCTGGCGCGGGTTCCAGGTAAACCACAGCTCGGACTGAGGCTTGCGGATGGTAGGCCGCAGCAGGTCCAGGCTGGTCTGGCTCAGGCTTTGGGCCTCCTCCACCCAGGCGCAGTCGTAGCCCTCCAGCGACTTGATTGAGTCGGCTGTGTGGTTTTGCATGCCCTGAAAGATGATCATGCCGTCGCCCTTCTTGGACTTGATGACGGCTTCTTGGACCTCGAAGTAAGCGCCAGCGTTCATCTGCTCGATCTTTGTCTCGAGCAGGCGCTTGACAGACTGGGCCAGCGACTTCTGGACCTCGCGCACGCAGAC